ATGCGAGATCTTCGAGCGCTTGCGCCGCGGGAACTTGCCGGCGAGATAGAACGACCGGCCGATCACCTTGCGCTGGCCGAGCCAGTTGATCGAGGCGCCGCCGGGCGCCTCCTTCGGCTGATAGTAGATCGCCGGCAGGCCCTTGCCGAAGCCGGCGAGCGAATAGACCAGGCGACCGGCCGAGGCCTTCTTCGTCGAGGTGCGGCGCTTGATGACGTTGCCGACCGGCCGCTTCGCATAAGGATGCGAGCGCAGGCCGAGCGTTGTCCTGACCTGGCGCAGATAGGCGGTCTGCGTCGGTCCGCCGGTCCGGTTCAGCGCCCGGGCGATGCGCGAGGGCGCATGCTCGGCGGCGAGCTTCAGCTGGCGATCGAGCCCGTGCAGGTCGATCGCCGTGCTGACCGTAAGATCGGACATCTCACCGCCCCGTTTTCTGCACGACCGCCGCGGCGGCGGCCGCGACCTTGCCGGCGAGCCGGCCGGCATCGACCCTGGCACTCGCGGCAACGGCCTGGGCCGCCCGCGCCGCCTCGGCGTAGGCGCCGCGCTGGACAGCGCGAACGCCCTCCCCGATCAGCCGGCCGCGCTGCGCGCAGCCAGAGCAGGGCATCAGGCGGTGCCGTTCAGGCGCACCGGCAGTGTCGCGTCGCCGCCGCCGGCGGCGGCGAGACCGGCGTGGATGCCGGCCTTCACGTTCGAACCGACCGTGGTCGTGATCGACTTGGCTCCGTCGTCCCAGTAGACGGCCGCGCCGGGTGCCGGCGTGTTGGCGGCGGTCTTCGGGAGCGTGAAAACGCCCTTCAGGTCGAGGATCGACTTCTCGCCCTGGGCAGCGCTGTGGCGCACGACGCCGAAAATGGAGCCGAGCAGGAAGCCGGCGCCGCCGACGACGCCGCCCGCGGGGGCGACGAAGTCGAGCGCATCGGCGTCGTTCTGGACGGTATTCTTCATGATGGTCTCCGATGTGAGGGAGGCAGGCCTTTGGAAATCCCGCCGGCGGCGCCGCCGACGGGATCGGTCAAAGCCCTGGCCAATCCGGCCGATGGGGCTGAGATCAGGCGCCCGGGTTCTTGTAGCCACCGCGGAAGTCGATCGCGCCGCAGCCGAAGTCGTGCTCGAGGCTCATGCTGACGCCCTGCACGCCGAAGGGCGTCTCGGTGCGGAAGCGCGGCGCGGTGTAGCCTTCGAGCAGGCCCCATTCGAAGCAGGCGGCCTCGTCGGGCGAGGCGAAGACATACCAGGCGTTGCCGACGATCTTCGCGGTGACGACGATCGAGAGCGTGCCGGAGAACGGGTTGACGTTGCCGGCCTGCTGCGCCTGAACCGGCGCGAGCAGCTGCTGCGCCTGCGTCTCCTTGTCGGGACCGACGAGGATGACACTGCCGGAGAGCTCCAGCTCGACCTTGTCCTTGGTCGTGCGCTTGCGCAGGGCAGCACGCGCCGCGGACAACGCGGCAATGTCGATCACCGTGCCGGCCGCCGCCTTCGACAGGTCGGTGGTGTTGAAAACCTGGCGGGTGGTGTCGAGCAGCGTCGGGCCGTCGGCACCTGCCCCGGAGAGCATCATCGCGTAGAAGGTGCGATCCTCGAAGCGGGCGACGGCGGCGCCGCGGTCATTGAGCACCTGCACCAGGGCGTTCAGGCTGTCATTGACCAGCATCTGCCGCGAGAAGTCGACGCGGATGCCATAGGCCTTGACCGCCGTCTTCTCCTTGCTCTCGGAGAAGGTGCCGGACTTGATCTCGCCGCCCTGCGGGTTGACCTCCTGCAGATCAGGGAAGTCGCCGACCCGGACCGTGGTGTGATCGCGGAAGTCGACATAAGTCCGCTGACGGGCGATCCGGCGGAACGTCGGCTGCGCCAGGGCATAGCGGGCCGCGAGAGCGGTGTTCAGCGCGCCCTCGAAGATGATCGGGAAGTCGGTCGTGGCATGGAAGGCGCGGCGGACGATCTCCTCCCGGCCGCCGAAGCTGCCGGGAATGCGCCGCTCGCCGAGCCGCTCGGCCGCCAGCTCGACGATTGAGAAGTCCATGTAGCCGCGGGCCGCCTCGGACGGGTCGCGACGCTGGGCACCGGACGGCGCCAGGCGAATGGCGAGCGCCTCGCCCATGGCCTGACGGCGCGTCTCGGTCTCGTCGCGCTCGACACGGACGTGGCTGGCAGACGAATGACGGGACGCCATCGCGTCGAACGCCTGAGCGCGGAACGTCTCGACGGTGACCGCCTGGTCGGCGACGGCTGCGCGGATCTGGTCCGGCGTCATCGCCGCACGCGCTCCGAGATCCATGATCTGCGTCGCGCGCTCGGTCGCTGCCGCACGCGCAGCAGCGGCTGCGTCAACCGGCGGATTGGCCGCGATGCGCGCCTCCTCGGCCGCGATCTGACCGCGAACCCCTTCGGCCTGCTGGATCAGGGTGGCATGCTCCGCCTCGATGGCGCGCACACGCTCCGGCTCCAGCCCATCGACCACCTCGGCGAGCTTGCGCTCGGCCTGGTCGGAGAGATCCTTGAGCTTCGAACGCAGGGCGATCAGCGCCGGCGAGGCCTGGATGGCAAAGTCGCGCCAGGCATGATCGGCGAAGAGGGAATGCTGGCCGAGCGGCGCGGCGAAGGCGCTCTCCGGCAGGACGGTGAAGGCGACGAGCGCCGCCAGGGCGCAGAGCGCGCCCAGCATGAGGTAGCGACCCTTCATCGGGTTCAACTCCTGTTTCGGTGAGGCCGGGACGGAAGGAGGCGCCGCTCCTGCTGTCCCGGGAGGAGCAGGGGGCAAAGGGTTGATCAGGCCGTCAGCTGCAGCGCCCGCATGCGCATGCGGGTCAGGGCCGCTTGCGCGCCGCCGATCAGCGCGAGGCTGACCGGGAAAGTGCGATCGTCATCCTGGCCCCGGACCTGCGCGCGAGCGTCGGCAGGGATGGTAACGAAGGAGATTTCATAGGGCGTCCAGCGCTCGACGATGCGCTTCTCGATCTCGCCCTTCTTCTCGGCCTCGACGACGCGCGCCTGGTCGATGCTGTAGCCGACCGAAACGTTGCGCACGATGCGCTCGCTGACGAGGCCGAACATCCGATCGGCATCGGCATCGATCCCGGCCGAGGGAAAGCGGATCAGGGCCAGGCCCTCCGCTCCCTCGATCCAACCGCGCTCGACGACGCCGACCTGAGAGCGCGACGACCAGGTCGAATGACTGTCGAGCGCCGGGGCGCCGAGATTGAGGCGCTCCATGTTCACCGCCTCGCGGCTGACCGTCAGGATCTCGTCGAAGGGCACCGAAGTGTCCCAGCCGGTCCAGCGCCGGCGGCGTACCGACGCCCCGGTCGAGAAGGCCACCCTGACGGTGCGCGCTGCCGCGTCGATCGCGCCATCGGCGATCGGCGCCAGGCGCTGCTGCATCGGCAGAGCGGCCGGAATGTTACGAATCGCCATTGTCTGGCTCCCGTGCCGGCTCGGCCGACGCATCGGTGATCTGCTGGCCCGTCCGCGTGCGCTGACGAGCGTCGATGTCGAAGACCAGCGGCTCGGCGCCGTCGACCAGCTTGAAGAAGGCGCGGAACTCCTCGACCACCTCGCGCCAGTCGCGCCCCCAGGCGCCGAGGAAGTCCTGCGGCGACATGCGGCCTGCCCTGACGGCGAGGATGTCGGCCTCGAGGTCCTTCTTCGGATCGACAGGCTCATGCGCCGGCATGACGAATTTGTAGGTGTAACCGCCTGTGCGAGAGCGAAGGCGACCGGACATGATGGCGCGATCGAGCCAGAGCGCGACGACGCGATGCAGCAGCTGCGGCACCAGCATGTGCCACTGCGCATCAGCGACAGAGCGCCGAAACTCCAACAGCCCTGCCCGAAGGCTCGAATAATTGGCCTGCGACAGATCACCGGTCAGCTGGTGATAGGTCAGGCCTGAACCAGCCGCGATCCCCATCAGCGAGGCGCGCCCGATCGGCTCGAAAGCGGTGTTGCCAGCCGGAACGAACGGCGTCGCCTCTTCGCCTTGCCGTAGATACGGGATCATGCCCGGCCGGATCGCCTCAAGCCTGGTCGGCGCGTCCGCGCCCTGTCCCTTGATCGCAGCGCCGACGCTGGCGGCCGTGTCGTTCGTCTTGACGATGAGGCCGATGCAGGCCTCCATCCGCGCCTTCACGACGAGCGCGTCCATCAGGTCGGCATAGTCGCGCGATGCCATCAACACCGGCGCGAACACCGGAACGCCCCTCACCTGGCCAGGCCGAAGCCGGCGATAGAGGTGGCAGACCTCGCTGCGCGGCACCAAGCGCGACTGCGGCAGGCCGCTGCGACCGATCTGCATCGGCTCGCCGGGAGCGCGATCGAAAAGCCAGTAGCCTAGACGCTGGTCGTGTTCTCCGAGCGCGACGCCGAGGCGCGAATTCTGCGCGCCGGCGATGACGGAACCGCTGTCACGGCTTTCATCGATCAGATCACCCTCGCCGACGTGCAGCGCGAGCGGGACGGGACGTCCTTCCGACAACGGTCGGGTGAGCATCCGGCAGATGCTGTCTCCGCCCTCGAGCTGCGCCCTCACCGCGAGGGTAAGCAGGCCGGTGAAGCTGGTTTCGCCTTCGATATCGCAGCTCTTCGCCCATTCGTCCCAAAGGGCCTGCGCCTGCCGATCGGCAAGGCGCGACCCCGTTTCGAAGCGCACGGTCAGATCAGGGCTGACAACATGCGTCGACAGCACATCAAGGGCGCGAGCGCCCAAGAAGGTATTGCGCACCAGCTCGCGCGACCGTTCGCGCAGGACCGGCAGCGCCCGCGAGAGCGATGCGTTGGCCGAGCCCTCGCTCCGCCGGAACGACGCGGAGCGTCGACCGGCCTGGGCCGCGTCGTAGCCACGAACGGCGTCGAGCGCCTGACGCGCCAGATGACGCCGGACGGCGGTCTGCGGCGCGAAGAAGCCGATGATGCTGTCGATCGGGTTCATCGGTCAGTCGCGGGTGAATTGCGTGATGGCAGTGCGGGGCGGCGCCAGAGGCCCGGCGACCTCCTCCTCCATGTCGGCGAGGGTCTCCTTCATCTCGGCGAGCGAGCGATACTCGACGACGCGCTTGGTCTCGCCCGAGCCGAACTCGACCCGCCGCACCCCGGTCTTCATCGCCTTCTTCAAGGCGTCGATATCGGCTTGCGTCCAGGCCATGAACTCACCAGTTCGCGCCGCGCCCGCCCAGCCAGTCGTCGACCGGTTGCGGAGCGGGAGGCGTTTCCGTTTCGGGTTGAGCCGGAGCCTCGGGCCGCGGCGTGAACAGCGTCTGCTCGGTCACCGCCGGCGGCAGGCCGCGATGGCGGGCCAGAGCCGCCCATTCATCGGCGGTCATGATCGAGATGCCGAGATATTCGGCCAGCGCCATGTTGTAGATGCGGCAGTCGAGGAAGTGGTTTTCCCGAAGGTCGATCCAGCGCTTTCCGGCGGGCCGGCCACGCACCTTGATATCCTCGAGGTGGGCGGCGCAGAGCTGCTTGAAATACTCCTCGTCGGCCTCGCCATGGAAATGGCAATAGCCGGGCGGAGCTTCGTCGACCGTCTCGGCCAGGCGCTGCTTGCCGAGATCGAGATAGAGCCCGCTCTTCAGCGGCCATGTCCCGATCGGCCAGACCTTGGCGCCCTGCGCGATCTTCTTGCCGCCGAGATCGATATCCTGCAGCGAGGGCGTGCCGATCGCCGGCTTGCCCCAGCCCTGAAGGCCCTTGATCGCCAGCACCAGGTCGCGCCCGGTGTCGGGATGCGGCGTCTGGTTGAGGCGCACCCAGTTGTAGACGACGTTCGAGCGATAGCCCGAATCGACCGCGAGCGCGTCGATCCGGCGCTTGCCGCCGAATGCGTCCGGAAACTCCCGGTCGATCGTCTCGGCCCGCAGCTGCTTGAACACCGGGGCGTCGGCGCTGTCGGTATCGCCGCTGAGATATCGGGCTTCGACCAGATAGGAGCGTCGGTCGGCCGTCCAGGCGACGATCTCCAGCCAGATGCCGCGCATCTGCACGTCCGCCGAAGCGGTGAGCAGCAGCGCGTCGGGCGGGATGTGGCCACGCTTGAGATGCGCCTCGCGGCGCTCCAGCAGGCGCTTATGGTCGGGAACGTCGACCAGGATCTTGTAGGGCAGCCCGAGGACGAGCTTGTTGAAGTCCTGCAGCGCGACGCCTGAGCCGCGGGTCTTGAGATAGTCCTCCGCGATCGCCTCGTAGCTCATCATCAGTGAGATGAAGGCGTCGATATGGAAGCCCGGATGACCAGGCCGGGATGCCGTCGAGATCCATTGCGCGCCGGCTTCGCGCTGCAGCTGGATACGCCGCTCGGCCTCGCTCAGGTCATGGGTGCACGCCTGGCACCGATAGACCGAGCGGTGAGGCGATCGGTTATCGATCCGCAGATGCTCAAAGCGGTGGAAGAACAGAGCGCCACACTCTGGGCAGGCGATGTGCCAATAGCGCTGATCCGACAGCTTGAAGCTGCGATCGATACGGCAATGGCCCTCGAAGTCGTCGGCGTCCCCGTTCTCGCCGTCGAAGCCGAGATCGGCCTCCGGCGTCGAGATTTCGAGGATCTTCCAGTCGCCAGTGCCGCGAAACGCGGTAAATCGACCAAAAAACAGGCCTTCCGGGTCACCAGCGCCAGGGATCACCTGCCATTTCGAGACCTCGTCCTTCACCCCCTTCTTACAGGTGACCGAGGACAGATCGGTTTGCGAGTTGGCATTGGCCAGGAAGACCCGGCCGCCCTTGGCGAAGACCTTCTCATAGGTCGTCGAGCTCGATCCCGAGCGCGAGACCTGGTCGACGATCAGCTTCTTGCCGATACGGCGCTGCCACTGGTCGATCAGCGGCTGCAGCTTGGCCGAGTTGACCTTGCGCAGCGCGTCGATGGCCGGCGCGGCATAGATCAGGTTGTTCACCGGCTCGCGGTCGGCGCAGTAGAGCACCCAGGCGAGCGAGGCGATCGAGGCGCCCGACTGCTGGCTCTTGCGGACCGTGACCAGGTTGCACGGATGGTCTTCAGACAGCAGGTCGAGGACATCGACCAGATAGGGCGCGCCGCGCGCATTCCAGAGCTGCCCGGCGGCCGGGCCGTCGACCAGCACGATATTGCTGGCGACCCAGTCCGAGACCCGCATCGGCGCCTGCGGGCGCAGCGCCGTCGCAAGGCTCGACGCGGCGAGGCGTTCGGCGCCGGGATGGGAGAGGCTCGAGGACGCCTGCATGGCTGGCGGGCGCCTTTCACCGTGCGGCGGTGTTGGCCTCCGGCGTCAGCGCGTCATCCTTCTGTGGGGCGGCGGTGGCGATCGCGTCGCAGCGATCGGCGATCTTCGCGCGCGTGTCGGTGTTGAGCCGCTTCAGGGTCAGGCGGAGCTCGGGGAGCCCGCGCCCGGCAGCGGCGGCAATCGTGTCCGCGTGCTGGAGCAGGTCGACGACACGGCCGATCTCCTCGGCGAGGCGGGTCAGGGCCTCGCTCATGAGGTCCATGCGGATCAGCTGGCCGCTGTCCTCGGCGAGGCGCAGGCGCAGCAGCTCGGTCTCGTGGACCAGCTTGATCCGGCGGGCGCCATCGAGAGTGTCATCGCTGCGCCCGGGACCGGGATCTTGGGGCGGCTCGCGATCGGACGCGCCGCTGTGGTTGATCTTGCTGCTATCGCCGAAGCGAGCGCGCAGGTCGTCGAAATGGACGATGTTGACGGCGCAGACCCGGCCGCGCCCGTCGCGGGCGACTTCGAGGCTGTGATGCTCGACCAGCCGGGCGACCTGCTTGGAGATCGCCTGTCGGGAGACCTTGTCGCGCTCCGCGATCGCCTTGAGCGGCAGCATCACCTCGCTGGCAACCGCCGTCATCGCTCTGGCAACCCTGTCAACCCGCAGGAAAAACCTGTCTCACTGGAAAAATCCCGCGCCGCCTAAACGTCGCGGGGCTGGGTGGCCCGGGAAGGACCCGCGACCCGTGAAACACTCGGGTCGTGAAACATTCTCGATCAGGGGCGCATGCTGGCCTCCGGAAACGGAGACGCCCCGGCGCGGGGTGCGTCGGGGCGTCTTTGAACCTGATTTAGGATGGCCAACCCTACGTCAATAGGGCGGAGCTTGTCAAAACGCTCTTTCTCTTGCGATATCAGAGCGTTAGGCAGCGTTGATTTACACCGCAGAAAGCGCCTCCTCGGCAGGGACATCGCGCAGCGGCCGACGCAGCCAGGGCTCTGCAGGGGCGGAAGGGGGCAGCACGGCGTGCTTGACGAGCACGCTATCCAGCTCCGTCGCCAGCACGCCCAGCGCCGCATGCCAAACGGCATAAAGCGAACGCTCAATCCGCACCTCAGCCTCTTCCGCAGCCGAGAGCCGACCCCGCCGTGCAGGCCGGCACTCCGGCCGCGAGCCATTGGCGGCATGCAGGATCACGCTCGCCGCAAGATGCGGGTCGGTCAGCCGCGAGAGATGGCCCCGCCCTGCCCCCGCCGGGCCGGAAGGCCGCGCCAGCCAGAGCGCATCAGCCTGCTTTTCAACGCGCCAGCCATTCGCCGTGATCTCCTCGCGCCGCCAGACGGTCGGCTCGGCGGTGTCCGCGCCCTCGATCAGCCAGTCCGACAGCGCCAGCACATGGTCATGGACGACGAGCAGGTCGTCTGGCGTCGCCGCCGCCATGCTCTGCAGGCCAGCCATCTTCGCCCCTGCCCCGCTGGTATCGACCCGCGTGCCAAGCTGCAGGATCGCCATCGTCGCAGCGAAGCCTGACGGCGAGGCCGCTAGCGGCGAGATGCCGAGCACGGTCGCCGGGCTGACCTTGTGCACCCGGTACTGGCCATAGGCCCGTTGCAGCAGCGCCTCGATCTCGATCGTCTCTTTCGCCGACATGATCAGCCCTTTCCCGGCAATGGAGGGTTATGGAGGGTTGATGGATAGTTCTGAGAAACCATCCATCGGAAATAACCAAGCGATATCAAAGCAATAGCGAACAAGATGGAGGGTATGGAGGGTTTGAGAGGTCTAGACGCATGGAGAAAATCGCCAAACCCCGAACCCCGTTTCTCATGCATACAGGCGGGAATAACCCTCCAGACCCTCCATCGCGCTCGCCATGCCCTTGAGGCGAAAGCGAAAATCGTGATGGAGGGTCGGCAGAAACCGTCCATGAACCCTCCACAACCCTCCATGATTTCAGGCGAATGGAGGGTCATGGGCGGTCCGAACCCGGCTCATCGGGGTTGCGGGGCCGGGCCGAGCGCGGCGGGATGTCGTGCAGCTCGATGCCGAAATACATGTTTGCCGAGGAGACCTCGCGCCGCTCGAAGCGCTGGCCCATGACGCGGCCGAAGCGCGTCTCCGAGAGCGGCTTTCGCCCGTTCTCGTCGGACCAGATCGAATAGCACTCATAGGCGTGCCTGGCCCGCACCGGCTCGGCCTCGGGGTTGAGCCGGACGCAGCGGTCGATGAACACCGAGATCGGGTCCATCTCGTCGCGATAGTCCTTGGCCGCGTCGACCATCGCCGGCGGCAGCTTCAGCCCCTCGCCGTCGAAGGCCAGCATGCCCTCGATCAGCCAGTTGAGGATGCCGGGCGCCTCGGCGACGAGCTCGGTCACGACCTCCTCGAAGTCGCGCTGCTCGTCGGGCGGGATCGTGACCTTCCACGGCACCACGGCCATGCGCCGCCAGATGCCGTTATCCGAGCCCATGATGCTCGGATAGCCGTTGCCCGACATATGGGCCTTGAACTGCGGCTGGAAGGCGAAATAGCCCTTGAACAGGGTGCGCACGTCCATTTTCTCGCCGCCGGTCAATCGCTTGACCAGGGCCTCGCGCAAGGGCTCGCCCTGCGGCAATTCGGTGATGCGCAGGAAGCGCACACCCGGCAGCCGCGCCAGGTCGGGCGAAGCTCCGCCGGCGGCGCCCTGTGCCTGCCCGGTGATCGATTCCGCCGGCAGGCCCTCGCCGAGCGCGCCATAGACGCGGGCCAGCACTTCGAGGAAGACCGATTTGCCGTTGGCGCCGAGCCCGTAATGGAAGAACAGCAGCTGCACCGGAATGCCGGTCAACCCGAGCCCGCAGAAGATCTGCACCGCCCGCGCCACGCCGGGCACCAGCGCCTCGGGCAGGAAGCGCGCGACGAAGTCCCGGAATTTTGGGCACTGCGCCTTCGGGTCATAGGCCACCGGCATCAGCCGCGTGACGCGGTCGTCGCGCCGCCAGCCCTCCGGCGTAAATTCGACATGCCCCTTGAAGGCCGCCTGCTCGCCGGAGCGGTCGGGGTCTTCCTCGCGGATGAAGCGCAGCGTGCCGTTCTCGACATAGAGCAGGCGCTGCGCAGCGTTCCACTCCTCCGGCTTTACGGCGCAATGCGGCGCAGCGCAGGCCAGCATGGCGTTGAGCCGGGCCGAGTTCTTCGAGGAGACGCCGAAGGCCCGCCGCTTGCCCTGCCGTTTCTCCAGCGCCGCGATCGCGGCGTCCTTGGCCGCTTGCGCGTCCTTGTTGTCGAGCTCGCGCGCCGCCTTGCGGATCGCGGCGTTCTCCGGCGGCGTGTGACCGAGGAAATCCGCCTCGAGGCCGATCAGCCCGCCGATCGTCTGGGCGATCGCCAGCGCCTGGAAGGCGCCATCCGAGACATCCCAGAATTTGCCGTCCCAGGCCGCCCAGGTCGCTTTGTCGGAGCCGGTCTCCTGCATGCGGGCGAGATCGGCGCCGCGATGGCGCAGCAGCCGGCGGCCATTATCGGTGTCGGAATGGTCGAGGGACGCGCACTCCTCGACGGCCGAGATGTCGGCGTCGACAGGCATGTCGGATGGACCGTCGCCATCCTCCTCGGCCTCGAAAGGGGTTGCGGGGTCGGGCAAGGGCTCTGCCACCGGACGGCTCATGATCGCGCGCAGGGTTTCGGCCGAGAGATCGGAATCGCTTTGGTCGCTCACGCTGCGCGCCCCGCTTGCAGGCTCGCCGGGTCGAAGGCCGGCGTCTTCTGATTGGTCAGGCCCGATTTGATCGTGCCGCGGATCTTCGGCTCGGTCGGCGAGACGCCGGCCGGCAGATTGCCGAGCAGCAGGCTCTCGGCCTCGGCCATCGCCATCTGGCCACCGCGCACGAATTCGCCGAGCCGGCAGGCGGCCCAGAACACGGCGGCGTTGCGATTGCCGTCGCCGGCGCGCTGCGCCGTCGCCAGCGCGCCCCGAACCGCGTGGTCGACATAGTTCCGGACGCGATCGTCGCTGATGTCCCGCGCCGAGAAGCGCCGCGCCGTGCGGGCCGCTTCGCGCCGCGCCCTCACTTCTGCATCGGGAATGAACTCGCCGGTGATAACGCCGCGCAGCCGGCGCGGCAGCGGCGGCAGGGTATCGCCCCGCGCGATCAGCCACTCATAGGCCTTGCCGTCCGACATGATGGAGGGCGGGGCGATCACATAGCCGCCCTCGCCGCGCACATCGATATGCGCCAGCTCGGCCGGGCATTCGCCCGCCTTCAGGAAGGCGCGGAACAGCCCGGCCCGGTTGCCGATCACGCCCTCGAAGCCCTGCCCCATCCGGGCGAGCCGCATGGAGACCTCTGCCAGAACCGCCGCGTCGGGCCAGGCGAACCAGAGATGCAGCCCGCCCGACTGCGTTCGCGAGATCGCCGGCTCCAGCACCTCCCCGGTGACCTGGTCGACATGGGCAAGGCCGCCGCACCAGTCGTGCAGCGCCGCCAACATCGCCTGCGCCGGATGCTCCTTCGGGTCGAGATCGACGACGACGCAGGCCGAGCGCAGCCCGGTCGGGAAGCCGATCAGGGCATCGGGCCAGCGACGCCACCAGTCGCGAATCTGCGCCGGCTCGCGCGAGGCAAGCCAGTGCCCACCATCATGCTTGCCGGGCTCGCTTTCGCCGGGCAGGTGCGGCGCTTTCGATCCCGCCTTTTTATCGGCGGCCGCCTTGCAAGGGAAAACCCGGAAGCCGCGAGCGGCATGGTCGAGCGCGTGGTCGAGCATTGTCATGCCAGCCCCCTTTCGAACGGCTTGCCACTAGTATCGTGTGTAATTTTTACACACGATCCGCTTGACGTCGCGCGTTCAAGTGTGTAAAGTTTACACACTGAACGGGAGCGGATAACATGCAGTCGCGAGAGTTGATCAAGGAGCTGGAGCAGGATGGCTGGCAGCTTCACTCGGTGACGGGCAGCCACCATCACTTCAAGCACCCGGTGAAGCCGGGGAAGGTGACGGTGCCGCATCCGGTCAAGGACATGCACCCCAAGACGGTGAAGTCCGTCAGGAAACAGGCCGGCCTCATCTGAGGCCGGCAACACAGGAGAGCCACGATGGCCCAGGATTATATCGCGCTGATCCACGAACCCCATCAGGCCGGCGGCTCGTGGGGCGTCACTTTCCCGGATCTGCCGGGTTGTACCAGCTTTGGAGAAAGCTTCGAGGAGGCTGTGGCGAACGCCAGGGAAGCCTTGTCCGGTCACATCGCCGCTATGGTGGCTGACGGCGACGAGGTTCCGCCCCCGCGCAGCTACGCTCGTTTGGCGACCGAGAGCCGGGCCTTTACCGACGATCAGAAGGAAGGCGCCAAGGCGATTCCGATCCAGCTGATCGAGGCGCAGCCGCCCAAGGAGCGGGTCAACATCATGCTCGCCCGCGACGTGCTGAATCGGATCGACGCCGCAGCCAAGGCGAAGGGCGTGACCCGCTCGGCCTATATCGAGGCGGTCGCCGGCAGCGCGGCGAGCAAGCGGTTCCTCTGAGCCAATCCGAACGAGGAGGCCTGAACGATGGACATCCGAGCTCGCCTTGAAGGCCTCGCCGCCCAGCCCCGCGAATGGCGCGTGACGACGCATTACGCCGACGGCGCGACGCGCCAGCACGACAGCCATTCGCAGGCCGGCGCCGAGAACTTTGCGACCGGAGAGCGCCGCAAGATCGGTCGCGCCCTGCTCTCGCGCGAGACCGGCCTGCCGGTCCGCGTCGTCGACGTCACGGTCGCGCGCATCTGAAGGCTTACGCATCGGCCATCATCCGAACAAGGCGAGCTGCGCCGGCAGAGCCGCGTCGTGCGAGGCGAGTTGCGAGAGTGCGCAGCGCATATGCTGCCTGAAGCGGGACAACGCCGTTTCCGAGCATTCGGACAGCGTCCAGAGCGGCGGCCATCCCATCAGCCTTTCGACAAACCTCGGGTTCAAGACCGGGGTCTGAGGCAATGAGTTCTGTCCATTGCGGCAGAGATCGAGGGCCGGGCGGAAAATATGTCGAACGAAGTTCGGCAACTGGTCGAGGTGCAGACTCCCGGTCGAGCGATCGAGATGGCCAGCCGAATTCGCGCCCTTGAAATCGCGGGCCGAAGGCGTCGGAAAGAGCGTCGCTGACACCGAGTATGAAAAGGCGCTCACGGGCGTGCGGGAACCCGACCTCCTCCGCCGAGAAAAGTCCCACCTCGCGCTTGAAACCAAGGCGCCCCAGCTCTCGCCAAACCCGCTCGGCCCCGCCCGATGAGAGCATGCCGCCGACATTCTCGATGAGGACGAACCAGGGCCGCGCCTGCGCGATGATGCGCCGGGTCGGAGGCCAGAGGTCGCGCTCATCGAGTTCGGCGAGGCGCTTGCCGGCGAGGCTGTGCGGCTGGCACGGGATGCCGCCAATGAGGCCGTCCAGGCAGCCACGCCATGCTCGGCCGCCGAAGGTTCGGGCATCGCTCCACACAGGAGCCGGATGAAGGAGACCCGCTCGCATCGCTTGAACCAGGTGCGCGACGGCGAAGGCTTCCCTCTCCACCATGCAGACGACGCGAGCGCCGGGAAGCGCCAGTCCGACGCCGAGATCGAGCCCGCCGCCTCCGGTGCAGATGGAGAGGAGGTCGAGACGGTCGGCAGGGCCTCGCTGGGGACGTAGAGCCACATTCACGCCGCCTCTCCATCCGCGAAGAGCGGCAGCGGCTCCTCGTCCTTCGCCCGCGCCTTGACGCTTTCGGCCTTGCGGGTCGCCGGGCCGGCGAGCGCCAGCTCCATGCGGCGGGCGATATCGGCCTGGAACTGCGGCTCGCGCTCGATCAGCACGGCGCGGAAGCCCTCGCGGAAGGCGGCTTCGCCGGTCGTGCCGGTGCCGGCGAAGGGATCGAGCACTGTCCCGCCCGGCGGCGTCACCAGCCGGCATAGCCATTGCATCAGATCGACCGGCTTCACCGTCGGATGCTTCGAGCCCAGCCGGTCGTCGGCATCGGCCTTGGCGCTATAGAAAAAGCGCGCGGCAGAGCCGGAATCGGCGCGCGGGTCGGCGCCATGCGCCGTCTCGCCGAAGTCACCATAGGCGTTGACGGTGCGCTTTGCTCGCTCCGCTCCGGTGACGCCACGAAGCTGCCCGGGCGCCTCCGGAAAAGCCGATAGCACCTCGTCGCTGCCATCATGGACGATGTTCGCCGGCCAGCGGCCCGCCTTGGCGTCGCCCACCCGACAACCGTCGATGTTCAGCGCTCCGGTGCCGTGTTGAACGACGTTGTCGGCTACGGTTCCCGCGAGAGGCTTGCGCGCCAGGACGATCGGCTCCCAAGCCGGCTTCATCGCCGTGCCCCAGCCCTGCCATGCCTCCGCATCGCTCGACGCGACGCGAATCGTCCTGTCGGCATCGGAGAACCGCTTGCCGACGAGCCCGGGCGTCTGGCCCTTATATTCGCCGATCACCTCGGCGTCGGCCCAAGCCGCACCAGGCTCGCCCTTTCGACCATTGAGCCGCCAGACTTCCGCGTCCATGGCGTCGCCGAGATTGAGAATGCCCTTCAGCACACCCCATTGATCCCAGGTCGGCAGAGCCGGTTGGCTGTCGCTGTCACGCGCCGCCCAATGATCGACGAGCCGCGGGTGGCAGTCACCGAAATGCACAGTGAGATGCCGCGACTTCAGACCCTTGGCATCCATCGCAGCGCGGATCGACCGGCAGACGGCGCGGATCGGCGCGACATCTTCCAGCCTGCGCTTCTGGATACCCTTCGAGACATCGTGCGACTTCGGAAATCCTGAGCCGTAAGCCCAGGCAAGTTGATCGCGGATCTCGAAGCCACCATCCTCGATCGCGCAGACCATCCGGTGATAGGTGCGCGTTCCGCTGAAGGCGACGAGATGACCGCCCGGCTTGAGCGCGCGCAGCACCTCCGCCCAGAACGCGACCGAGAACGCCGTCTCGCCGGTATCCCAGCCCTGCCCCATGAAGCCGGCCGAGGCGCGCGCATAAGCGCCGGTCGCGCCCTCACCCTTGCCCGGAAGCGCTGGCGCCGAGCCCGGCTTGCCGAAGCGCTTGCCGATCGAGACCAGCGCATAGGGCGGGTCGGTGACGACGGAATCGATCGAGGCGTCAGGCAGACTGCGCAGCACCTCCCGGCAATCGCCGGGGTGCAGGATCACCTTGCCATCGAGGAAGGAGAGCGGGGCCATCAACGCCCCTCCCTGAACAGTGCCATCTCGGCCGCGCTCCAGAGCGCGCCGGGGGCGTTGCGGCCATCGACCAGCGCCTGCGCCGTTTCGCGCTTCAGGCCGAGCACGGCGGCGATGATCGCGGCCGGGAAGCCGGCGCGGGCCATGCCGCGCCCGGCCGATCGGCGGAAGCGGCCGATCTTCTCAAGGCGAAAGCCGCGCCTCATGCCGCCCTCGCGGTCAGCCGGCAGCGGCCCCGGCCCTTGAAGGTCGGCTTGTAGAATTCGACGAGGCCGAGATCGCGCAGGGCGTTCCAGGTCGTGCGGGTAATCGGGGCGCTCTCGCCCGAGGCGAGCAGCACGCCGAAGCGATCGAAGATGCCGTCGCCGCCGCGCTCGCGCAGCCAGGCCAAGGCGGCTTGCTGGGCCTTGGTCATGCCGCGGCCCTCTGCGGCAGATCGAGCACCGGATAGAGGCCGGGCGCGTGCTCGAAGAGATCGGCAAGCGCTTCGAGATCCTGCGCGGCGGGGTGCCTGGCCAATTTCTCGGCCGCGGCGCGCAGCAGCTCGGCAGCGCCCACGACAATGCCGCGCTCGCGCAGCAGATGTGCCCGGCGCACGATCGCGGCGAGGCACTGGCGGACATGCTCCGACAGCGGCGGAATGATCCGCTCGATGATCGGCGCCTCGGCCGGCCGGGCATCGGCAAGTCGGTAGCCGCCGGCGACTTCGACGATCAGCCCGGCCAGTTCCAGCGAAGCCAGCGTCCGCGCGAACCAGCAGCGATCCTTGCCCGGCAGCCGCCGGGCCATGTCGTCGCGCGCCACCGTGGCGCCGAGCCCTTCCGCGACCATCGCCAGCAGCCGCGCCGCGAGCGAGCCGGGCTTGAGTTCCCCCCGCTTCGGCATGTCAGCCTCCGGCCTTGACGACGGCGAGCGCGGGGGGTGCAGCGGCCGGGCCGGGTCCCGACGCCTTCATCAGGTTGCCGACGGCGGACTGGACCCTGACGCCGTCGCGGGCGATCGCAGCGTTCTCGTTCGGCGTGATCACGCCGTCGCGCTTGGCCTCGACCACGGTCTGGGTCAGCGCTGCGGCAGCAAGCATCACCTCGGCATGGGCCGTGGCGAGGCATGCGCCGGCCGGCTCGCCCGAGACTGGCTTCAGCGCGTGGCCGGACATTTCCGCCAGCATGCGCGTCACGATCGGCTTGCCGCATTCGGCTTCGAGCTGGAGAATCGCGTAGATCGGCGCGGTCTCCGGACATTCCGTGTCGCCCCATCGGCGCACAGTCTCTCCCGAACGGGAGACGATATCGCCGGCCGCTTCGTTGCCGCCGCAGGCCTTGGCGAGAAGGCGCGTGCCCCGCTTGAGGAGCAGCGCGCGCTGGTCGATTTGGTCGAGTTTGTCCACGTGGAAAATCCTGAATTTTCCAAGGCGATTTCGGCAGCGATGTCGGGCAGGGTCGGTCCGTCAGATCACGGAGGCGGAACCCCATGGTTGAGCAGGCAGACAAGGCGAGGATCGACCGGGCACGCGGCACGCTGCGCACGGCGCTGGTCGAGATGGCGAAGGCGGGCGGGGCGCGTCACGGCGAAGGCTCCGGCGCGGAAGCCAAAGCGGCCGGGACGACGGGACGCGGCACCAAGGGCGGCCAGTCGGCGCCCTCGGGCCAGTGATCCGAGAACCAGAGCAGGGCGCGATCAGCGCGAGCGAGGGTCAGCGTCACCTGACCGGCAGCGAGCCGAGGCAGTAGGCGTGGATCGCCGAGCGAGCGCTTAGAAGCGCGGCCGAGCGGCGCATCTGCGGCATCGCAGTAGGCATGCACCACGGTCCGGAGCTGATCGGTCAGAAGCATGCACCAATGGTAGGTGCATCAATACACCGTTGTCAAGGCATGTTTACCGCCATGCGCACAGGAACGCGCTGATGTATTCCTACACTATGACATCGCCACTCGCAGAGCGCGTCCAGCAGCGCCTCAACGACCTGAAGATATCCGGCTACTCCGCATCGCTGAAGGCGAGCGAGGGGCGAAGCAAGGATCTCGTCAAGAACATCCTCAACGGCAGAAGCCTGCATCCTCGGGCGGACACGTTAGAGGGCCTGGCCATGGCCCTTGAAACGTCAGTTGATTGGTTGTTGCATGGCGATGGCCCGCCTCCGGCGCCGCCGCTGATGACTGAGAGACCTCAGAGTAATGTGCGTATCGGTTCGTTGCGTATCCCGCCCGTTGGCGGCCCCCGAGACCTGCCGGTGATGGGCACTGCCGCCGGAAGCCTCGGCCGAGGCGCCTTTCGCCTTGAGGGCGGCGTGATCGATTACGTGCTTCGCCCGGAGATCCTGCGGAACGTCCGCGACGCCTACGGGATCTATGTCGAGGGCGATTCCATGGACCCCGCGCATCCGCATGGTGAGCTCCGGATCATCCACCCGCACCGTCCCTGCCAGATCGGCGACACAGTCGTCATTGCCGCCCGCTATACGGAAGACGGACCTGTCGAGGGCTGGATCAAGCGCCTGGTCAAGCGCACGCCCGAAAAGATCATCGTCGAGCAATACAATCCGAAGGCGACGATCGAGTTCGAGCGCAGTTTTGTCGAAAGCTGCCACAAGGTGCTGACGATGAACGATCTGCTCGGCATCTAAACGCGCTATCCGCAAGCCCCCAGCGCGGCGGCGAGCGCCGCCGAGAACGGGCGATTGTACTCGAGCGGATCAGCGCCAGCCTCGACCGCGCCGACGCGTTGAAACTCTGGCCCGGTCGGCTTGAGCAGGCGACGCTCGGTCCCAGACGGGAGCCTGATCATCGCCCGGTCTGAAAGCTGGGATGTCTCCCCGTTCAGCGCGAAGTAGTAGTCATGCAATCGCCCGACCGCGATCGCGCCCTTGGCGCAGTAAGTTGCCACAGAGCCAGGCTTCATGCCTGAGCCCTGCCAAGGAACGTCTGCGACATGGCGGAGGCGATCCTGCGCCCCGCCATTCCTGGCAAGGATCAAATCGCCCGACGAGCCGACGGACCCGCTTTCGCCGCCTGAGAACAAGACGAGGCCGCCAAAGAAGAGCAGAGCGAGGATCAGCCACCGCATCAGCGTCGGCCCAGGGGCGCGCCGCCCTCATCAAAAACCGCAAGCGTCATGATCCCCTCATTTCCGGCCGCAGCTTATGAGAGCGCGCCGTAGAGGGAGAGGCGGAATATTTACACCGCTAGGGGTATTGACGGTGTAATTTAGCATGGTGTATTAATACCTCCATCGTCACCGATGGAGGCCGCCTTGCTGCAGTCCGCCACCGCGCCAGAGGGCTCCGCCCTCATGGGCCGCGCCTATCTCGAATCCCGCATCGCCCAGCAGGACGGCTATCTCTGGCCGTTCGATCGGCCACGCATGGTCATGCACGGGCCGATCCGCGAGCGCATGGTCGAGGATATCGGCCGCCTCGTGAGAGATGGCGGCGACGACGCTGTCGTCACCCTCGCCGATCTCACCACGCTTGGCTGGCCGCAGGCCCAGGTCGAGGCGCATGGCAAGGCCGCCTTCGCCATGTTCGAGGTCCAGCAGGCCGGCGCCGAGCGCCGCCGGATCGATGGTATCCCCGGCCGCATCGCCGAAGCCGCCGCCCTCCTCCTGTTTTGTGGCGCCGCCCTGCTCTGGGCCGGCCTCGGCACGGGAGCGATCTGATGCGCGATTCCATCATTCTCGCCATCGTCGTCATCTGGGTCTGGGCTATCGCAGCCTTGGTCACCCACGTCATCATCTGCATCAAGACGGCCAGCTGGCTTTTCCTGATCGCCGGAGCCATCGCCCCGCCAATCGGCATCATCCACGGCACCGGCGTCTGGTTCGGAGCTTGGTGATGACCTGGCTCCAGACCGGCTCGAACCGTGCTTTCGATCTGCTCAAGCCCGATCCGGCGCAGGTCGATTTCGACATCGACATCGCCGAGGCGCTGGCGCGCATTCCGCGCTACACCGGCCATGTCCGCCCCGGCCCGTATTCGGTGGCGCAGCATTGCATCGTCGGCGCCGACATCGTCTTCCGCGACACGCATGATCGCGAAGCTGCCGCCGCCTTCCTGCTGCACGACGCGCACGAGGCCTATATCGGCGATATCGCCACGCCCGTGGCGCAGGCACTCGCCGTGGCCACGGCCAATGCCGGCCGAGATCTCGACGTCCCTCCCAGCGCAGTGCGGAACGGCATCAAGGCGCTGAAGGCGAAGGTCGACCAGGCGATCTGCCGTGCGGCAGGGATGCCTGGCATCCTTGGCGAATACGCCTTCACCGTCGCCGAATACGACCTGCGCATGCTCGCGACCGAGCGCCTGCATCTGCTCGGCAAGACGCCGCAGCCATGGTCCGAGGCGGTCGAGGCCGCCAAGCCGCTTCGGCTGCCCTACCCGCTCACCGTCTGGCCCTGGCCGAAGGCCGCCGACGAGTTCCGCGAGCGCCTGCGCCGCTATCTGCCCGAGCGCTTCGGGCTGTCCCCCGCCCGCCCGAAATCCGGCCCGCGTCGCGATGGCGCGCGCCGCACCCGCAACCTTCAGGAGGCTTGAACCCATGTCGAACCGCCCCATTCGCAGCTTCGTCGAGATGCTCGGCCTGCTGAACCGCGGCCGCTTTGTCGAGAAATGCGACGAGCACCTAGCCAAGGCGATGGCCGAGCTTGAGGCGCTGCCCAACGAGAAGGGCACGGCCACGATCACCATGGCGATCACCATCAATTTCGAGAGCGGCCGGCTCGATATCAAGCCGTCCGTCAAGTCGAAGCTGCCCGAGGAGAAGGGCTTCAACGGCACGCCGTTCTGGGCGGTCGACGGTGCCTTGTCCGTCCAGCACCCGAGCCAGACCGACATGTTCCTTCGCGACACCTCCGACCAGCGCGAACGCGACTTCGCCTGATCGAGCGTCTGCCCTCTTCACCCTGAAAGGAGCCCATCCATGGCCAATAAGTCGGCGGTCGAAGCCGCCACCCTCGAAGCTATCGCCGCGCCCTATACCTGCGGCAGCACGATCCCGAACTCCGACGGCGGCATCAGCGCGATCGTCGAGCTGGCCCGCGAGGTCAGCGCTGTCGAGATCGTCTCTCTGCCGACCACCGGCCTCGGCGCCGGACTGCCGCCCTCGGTGCCGATCGTTATCGACCGCCGCGACGGCAACCGCATCGACGGCCTCAAGGACATCATCGACCGTTACCGGATCGAGCCGGGCGAAGTGCACGGGTCGGCGGAGACGACGACGCTGCAGAGCTTCATCGACCTGGTGAACCGGCACAAGAACGACGACTCGGCCGTGTTCGGCAAGACGGCCTGGCCCGAGCCGGCGCTGACCGCCGTCATCGACTATCACGGCGAGAAGGCCTCCGCCCGCTGGGGCCGCCACCGTATCCGCTACGCCTTCCCGATCACGGACGAGTTCAAGGTCTGGATCGAGAAGAACGGCAAGGCGATGGATCAGGCGACCTTCGCCGCCTTCCTCGAGGACCACGCAGCCGAGCTCTCTGCGCCCTTCGGACCGGAGGTCGCGGAATACGAGACGCTCTTTAAGGAGCGCTTCGCGACGCCGGCCGACCTGATCGCGCTGTCGCGCAACCTCGAAGTCTTCGTCAACGCCAAGGTCAAGCAGGGCGTCCGGATGCAGACCGGCGAACGCGTTGTCGAGTTCGTCGAAGAACACATGAACGGCAAGGGCGAGAAGGTCGAGATCCCCGGCATCTTCATGGTGTCGGTGCCGGCCTTCGTCGATGGCGACACCGTCCGCATCCCGGCCCGCCTGCGCTATCGCATCGTGAACGGCGAGATCCAGTGGTCCTACCAGCTCTATCGCTGGCAGTTCTGGCTGCGTGCCCAGGTCAAGGACGACCTCGACACCGTCGCGAGCAAGACCGAGCTGCCGACCTTCGAGGGCTCGCCCGAGGCCTGATCACGTTCGGAGCGTCGGCCTCCCTCCCGGGTAGGCGCTCCCAGCGGGCCGGTGACGCTCCGCGGCCGGCCCGCACCATCCCTCTCCTCCCGAAAGCATCCGCCGTGAAGCTCACCATCGCCCGCGAAACGCTCAGCCCTGCGCTCGCCGCGCTCTCGCGCGTGGTCGAGCGGCGCAACACCATTCCCGTGCTGTCGAACATCCTGCTGCGGGCGGAAGGCGGCAGCCTCACCGTCCGGGCCACCGATCTCGACATCCAGGCGCAGACCGCGCTCGCCTGCGATGTCGCGGCGCCCGGCGCGATCACCGTACCGGCACATACGCTGGCCGACATCGTCCGCAAGCTGCCGGCCGAGGCCCAGATCACGCTGGAGCTGGATGCCAAGGCGACGAGCATGACGGTCAAGTCCGGCCGCTCCCGCTTCACCATGCACACGTTGCCGGAGACCGATTTCCCCGACATCACCGTCGGCGATCTGCCGCATCGCTTCGCCATGCCGGCCAAGACGATCGGCGAGCTGATCGCCCAGGTCAGCTTCGCGATCTCCTCGGAGGAGACGCGCTACTACCTGAACGGCATCTATCTGCACGCCACCGCCGGGCAGGATGGCCCCGTGTTGCGCGCCGTCGCCACCGACGGCCATCGCCTGTCGCGGCTGGAACTGCCGGCGCCGGCCGGTACCGACGGCATGCCGGGCGTGATCATCCCGACCAAGGCGGTCGGTGAGATCGCCCGCATGGCCAAGGATGCCGAGGGCGATCTGACGATCGAGCTCTCGCCGACCAAGATCCGCGTCACATCGGCTGAGACCTCGCTGACCTCGAAGCTGATCGACGGCACCTTCCCGGACTATGAGCGGGTCATTCCCCACGGCAACGACAAGCTGGCGACGCTCGAGGCGGACGGCTTCAAGCAGGCCATCGACCGCGTCTCGACCATCTCCAGCGAGCGCGGCCGGGCGGTGAAGCTCTCGCTCACAGATGCCGGCCTATCGCTCTCTGTCACCAATCCCGATTCGGGCGAGGCGCGCGAGGAGATCGAAGCCGAATACGACGGCACCCCGATCGATATGGGCTTCAACGCCCGCTATCTGCTCGACGTGCTGGGCGTGCTCGGCGGTTCCGACACCGTCGTGATGAAGCTCGCCGATCCCGGCTCCCCCGCTCTGTTCCAGCGCCGCGAGGGCGACCCGCTCCTCGTCGTGCTCATGCCGATGAGGGTTTGATCATGGATCGCCGTGAGCATCTCCTGACCTGCCTCGCCGAAGAGTGCACCGAAGTCGGCCAGCGCGTCGCCAAGGCGCTGCGCTTCGGCCTCGACGAGGTTCAAGCCGGTCAGACGCTAACCAACCGGCAGCGGATCGCCGAAGAGTATCGCGACCTCGTCGCGGTCGCGAACATCCTGGTCGAGGAAGGCATCCTTGCCGTTCATGAAATGGCTGTTCGCCAGAAGGACGTCGAGGCGAAACGCGCCAAGATCGAGCGCTTTATGGAGATCAGCCGTCGCGAGGGCGTGCTGTCGTGAAGGCGCTCTCCATCATGCAGCCCTGGGCCTGGCTGATCGTCAACGGCCACAAGGCGATCGAGAACCGCAACTGGCGCTGCCACTATCGCGGGCCGATCCTGATCCATGCCGGCAAAAAGGCCGACAAGGAGCCTTTGCAGGACCTCCTCCGCGGCTGGCACCCGGTGACCGGCCAGCTCATGCCGCGCGAATTCACCCCGCCCGACCGGCTCCGGTTCGGCGGCATCGTCGGCGAGGCCGAGATCGTCGACTGCGTCGAGCGCAGCGACGACCCCTGGTTCGTCGGCCGCTTCGGCATCGTCCTGCGCAACGCCAAACCCCTGCCGTTCCGCCCCTGCAAGGGCGCGCTCGGCTTCTTCACCCCGACATTCGAGGAGGCCTGAGCGATGCCGATCAGCAAGCAGACCGCAATGGATATCGCCCTCGCGCATCGCGAGATCGAGACGGCCGAGGCCCTTCTGGCCGATATCGTCAAGGCGCTCTCGCGTCACGAGCAGCCTGATATTCGCGACGCATTCGGCCGCACATACGGCGGCCTGCAGCTCGGCGTACCCCAGGGCCAGGGCTGTCACACGCTTTTCAACGTCCCTTGGACGCTGGCCCGGCCTGTCATCGAAGCGCACATCGCGCAGCAGCAATCGATCATCGCTGCGCTGAACGAGCAGGCCCGGCTCGAGCTCAACGAGGAAGCCGGCATCGATTTCAACCAGATCCCTGCCGCCGCCTTCGCGAGGGCCTGACCGATGCTCTGGGCTCTCGTCACCCGCCTGCAGGACGTTCTCGCCGTCATCGGCCTCGGCACGGTGATTTACGGCGTCGTCAAGCTCACCCGCCGCCTCTCCCGCCTTCTCTCCAGTCTCACCGGCCGCTGAACCGGCCTCAACCCCGAAGGGATCATCCCATGCGTCGCTATGCCTATACCGCCGCCACCGCCCTCGCCTTCGGCACGCTGTTCGGCGTCACCGCGTTCGCGCAGCAGCCCAGCTTCAAGCTCTGCACCGGCGGCGAGGCCGGCAATTATTTCAAGGCCGGCCACATCCTGAAGTCGAAGCTCACCGGCACGAAGCTCGAGGTCGTCCCGACCCAGGGCTCGCTCGACAATCTCGATCGCATGGTCAAGGGCGAGTGCGACGGCGCCTTCGTCCAGAGCGACGCGCTGCTGGTCTATTCCAGCCGCAACGCGCAGGCACTGTCCGCGATCGAGCGCGCCGGCGTGCTCTATCAGGAGCATGCGCACCTGGTCTGCAATCGCGCGGCCGAGATCGGCCGCGTCACCGACCTGACTAAGAAGCACACGATCGCGGTCGGGCCGGACGGCACGGGCGCCCGCACCACCTGGGACGCCTTCGTGCTGGCCGACAAGAAGCGCTATCAGCCGGTCAACATCGACACGCGCAGCGGCGTGCGGGCGCTCTCGGCCGTCGCCGACGGCAGCCAGGTGCAATGCCTGCTCTGGGTCGGCGCGCTCGGCTCCAGCTACCTCAGGAACGACGCGCAGGGCCAGGGCGACCGGATCGTTCTGGTCGGCACCGACGATTGGGACATGGGCAAGGTCGCCAAGGATGGGCGCGGCAAGGAGGTCTACGGATATTCCGAGATCCCGAGCGGCACCTATGCCCGCATCCAGCCGGGCGGCACGCTCTACGGCACCAAGGCGGTGAAGACCATCACTGTCGATGCGCTCTTTGTCACCAGCGTCCGCTGGATCGAGCAGAACGAGCGCGCCTATGACGGCGTCCTGCGCGGCTTCGCCGCCGCCAAGCCGTCGATCACCGACCTCGTCACCCCGAAGTAGGAGGCGAGATCGTGACAGCGCTGGCCGGCCTGCTCTTCTGCTTGATTCTATCGATTCTCTTCGGGCCGAGGCAGGCCGGCCGCTTCATCGCGAAAATCGTCATCGGCTACCGCGCGCAACTCCGCGACGAAGGACACCTTCGATGATCCGCTGGCTCGACACGATCCCGCCGCTCGATCGCGAGCTCGGCGCCTATCTGCTGCTCGGCAGCCTCATCGTCTATGCGCTCGTCCGCCTGTTTCAGGACGCGCGCGATCGCCAGGGAGAGCGCGGCCGCGAATGGGGAGGAGGTGATTGTAGCGGAAGGAGTGGACCATGGCTGATCCTTTGAAGCCGACGCGTCGGCGCCTCAACATCATGTCGGCCCTTGCGACCGGATGGCTGCCCTGGGGCGTTGAGTGGAAGCCTTGGCTCGTCCAATCAGGCAACCGATTCACGCTCTGCTGCGGTCATGTGCTGTCGAAGCGGGAGACCGATGCTTTCGTCGGGGCCGGCCTGCTCGAGCAGACGCTCGACACTCCGAACCGTCTTACCATCACTCCGGCCGGCCGCACCTGGCTTGGCCGCAACTGGAAGTATTGAACCATGGCCGGAAGCGTCAACAAGGTCATTCTCGTCGGCAATCTCGGCCGCGACCCGGAGATCCGTCGCACCGGCGCCGGCGAGCCGATCGCCAACCTGCGCATCGCAACCTCGGAGACCTGGCGCGACAAGCAGTCGGGCGAGCGAAAGGAGAGGACCGAATGGCACTCGGTCGTCATCTTCAATGAGAACCTCGCCAAGGTGGCCGAGCAGTATCTGAAGAAGGGCTCGAAGGTCTATGTCGAGGGCCAGCTCGCCACTCGGAAATGGACCGACCAGCAGGGCGTCGAGAAATATACGACCGAGGTCGTGCTGCAAAAGTTCCGCGGCGAGCTGACCCTGCTCGACAAGGCCGAGCGCGACCCGCCGAGCCAGGATGATTACGGCTCGACCCGCACGCGCGACAGCAGCGCCGGCTATGGCGCGGCGAAGGCCGGCGACAGCTTCGGCGGCCAGCCGTCGAGCAGCAGCCACCTCGACGATGACATCCCGTTCTGATCGCCCCCTGCGCGAGCGGATCGAGCGCGCCATGATGACCCTGGCGGTCATCATGGACGATGGCGGCGAGGTCTATGCTCCGATCTTCGAAAGGCTCGAGCAGGAACTCGCCGCCTTGGACCGCCGCGATTCTGCGGTCGAACGCGCGCGCCGCCTGGCGCGCGGCCGGCAAATGTTGCCTCAGGCCTTGACCCCTCCGGCCGGCTTGTAAGCGATCCGCTCCAGCCAGCGCCGCTTTTGCGTCAGGTCCGGCCCCTTCCCGTATTTCTCACGCGTGTATTTGTGGCCCATCAGATCGGCCTGGATGCGGTCGGGCGCCTCCGCGGCGGTCAGCCGGTCCTGGAAGGAATGCCGGAACGAATAGAGCGTATGCTTGTCGCTCTGCAGCAGCTTGTTCTCGCGCAGATACTTGTTCACCGCCGAGGAGAGCGTGACGTTCTTGTCGTAATAGCGCTCGATCCCGGCCGGCCGAAGCTTCATCGCTTCAAGCGCGATTCCCACCAGCGGAATGTCGCGCGGCCGATACTCGGCATTCTTCTGCATCGCCCCCTCGCGGCTGACGATCGAGACGTAGGGGACTTTGGCCTTCAGATGGATCGTCTCGGCCCGCAGGCTGGTGACCTCCTCGGCCCCCATGCCGGTCTCGGCACAGACCAGCAGCGCCACCCGGGCATCGAGATTGAGCCCGGCCAGCGCGCCCGGCGCGAGGATCTTCTTCTCGACCCAGGCTCGGTCGAAGGGCGGGCGGGCTCGCTTCAGCTCGGACACCGCAAGCTTGGCAAAGACGGGATCGAGACCGAGCTTCAGCTCCTCGCTGACTGTCGAAAACATCGTCGACAGGTGGCCGATCTGCTTGTTCATCTGGTTTCGGCCATAGCCATCGTCGCGAACGCGAGCGAGCCAGAGATCCTGAAACTTGCGCGCATCGTCGCGGCTCACTGCAGCAATCGGCTTGTCCTCGCCGATGCAGTCGACGAATTCCTTGACCGCGAGCTTGCGCGGGTTCTCCCACCGCCTGACCTGGTCGGGCCGCTTGCCCAGCAGCTTGCCGGCGGAATAGCCGAACCAGAGCTCGCGCGCGGCGGTGAGGGTGAGATCGGGCTTTGCCTCGCCGCCCAGCAGCGCTGTCCTGGCCGAGCGATCCCGCGGGCGGTCTTCGAGGGATTCCAGACGGTCGAGGATGTCGGAGAGTTTGCCCTGCGCGACTTCGGCGGCCGAACGATAAACGAAGCCTTCGAGGCGGGCGCGCTCCAGCGCCGCATGATAGCGCCGCCAGGCATCCTGCCCGCCCTGCGCAGCCAGCGAAGACCAGAGCGCTTCGAGCTCGCGCTCGGCGACGATCGCACCCTTGATGGCTTCCTGTCGCTCGCCGGTCTTGAGCGAAATGCGCACGATCACGCGCTCGTCGAACGCGACGAAGGCCTGCGGCACACGGCGCACATAGTAGTAGACGCCGCCGCGCAATGAGATGCGATCTGTCGCTGTCTTCGCCAC